AACCGCCGGAATAGCACCACCCGTTTTTTGTGCAGCCGTCGGTTCAAATATCAACGGAGTATCCCACACCCAATGATGTTCTTCCAAAGGCGGCTTATTTTCAACATACTCAAACGTCCTAATCTTATACCACGGAGTATAAGCCGTGAATTCTATATCACAATCGAGCACACCATACTCGTTCTTTTCGCTTTTAGACAACTTCGACACGCGTACTTTTCTATAAAAGGCATCCTCTTCCGACTCAGTCACACCGAATGGATAATACCTAAGGACAAGAGGGGTTCTATTAATATACCGTACGAACTCCATATACTTATGGTAAGGATCGTCAGCTCTGCTCAAAGTTTGCCCGCAGTTAAATAGCATTTTACCGCTAATCAGGCCCTGATTATAGTTTGACGTATTTAACGCCCAAGAGCTTCCTATGCGTTTGAAGTCGTTTTCTTCGTCGAATCCGAGACCATTTATCTCGTGGAACAGAATATCTGTCGTCGTTATATCGAGTGTTTCACCCAAACTATTCTCAAGTATAAAGTGCCTCATTACGTTCTCCGAAAATATAAAAGGGACTGACCCAGTGACGAGCCAGCCCCCATGTTGTTATGCCATTCCCATTCGTCTGTCAACATAGCCAAACAGATAGTCCCCGTCGATAACAGCGGGTTTGTTCTTCTTAGCCTCGTCAACAAGACGCCTGGTATTCTCAATAAGCTCGCCAAAGGCTCCACCGTAGTCTCTGTTAGCACGAGCTTTAGATTCAGCCAGAGCTTTGTTGTGAGCCGTCGAAATATCAACAGCCGCTTGAAGCCCTGTCTTAGGGTTGTTGAGTTCTCCAAGCAGGGATTTGGTGGTATTCATACCGCTGCTAAACTGAGAGAGATCAATGACTGGCGTAATCGTGGGTTGGTAGTCCACGTTTTCGTCAATCATAGAATTCATCTTCTCGATAGTGTCACGCATAGCAAATATACCAGCATTACCATTCTTAGAGACCGCGTTCTCAACATTAGGTATCGTATCAATGAAGCCTAACGCGAAACCTTCTCCGCCCCATGCACCTATCTGTCTGAATACCTTCGAAGGAGAAGCCGAATCGATGGTTTCCTTAGCCTTATCGATAGCTTTCTGAGCCATCTTTTCGGACGCTTTTTCTGCCATCCAAGCTTTCTCGTCGATACCGTCAGCAAATCCTTCAGCAGCGTTCTCGCCAGCTGTTTTGAAGTCGGAGAGTTTTGCGTTAATTGCACCAACGGCGATCTTAACAACCTTTTCACCGGCTCCCTTTATCATGCCGGAGTACTTAACAGTAAGGCCAACACAGAATTCAAGTGCTGCTTCTCCGCCTTTAGTCTTAAAGTCTGGCTTCTTTCCTTCGATTCCACCAAGAACTCTAAGCGCAAACGCAGCTCCGTATAGAACTACAGACAGAGGAGTAACAAATGCTTTTCCCCATGCTTCCGCAGCGCTAGTACCAGACTGTGTTAAGTTAAGATATGTTTCGGTTCCATTAATCGGTCCGAGCACTCGATTAATGAACTGTATGCCATAACCGAATGTATGCAGGCCAATGAAACCGTCGCCCCATGCTGCGGCGCTTGCCAAACCGGACGCTGTTAAATCACTACTCTTAGCTTCAATGCCAGATATAACATTGTCCACAAGAGACGCACTAATCTCAGACGCGACAGTAGCTACAGAATCTACCGCAACCGTGAAGTTAGTTACACCACTGTAGTCGGTTTCTGCAAATAAGACCAGCATGTTGTGCAGGTTCGTAAGATCGTCAATTAGCGTCTTGATAGTATCCGATGATGCACCAGACGAATTCGTAACGAAATTAGTCAGTCCGGTCGATAGCTTGTTTAGCCCTTCAACGAATACACCAAAACCGTTGCCTAAAATATCCTCAGAGGCGTTAAGCTTAGCCAGGCGCTCCAAAGGCTCCATAATCAAGTTGATATCGTCTAAACTTATAGCCGTAATGGAATTGGCGAACTCTGCTATGCCTTTACCGAAGTCGGCCAGGTTGGCACCAAATATACCCATGTCGGTCCGACCGGTAATGAAAGACAGTATTGAGCCGCCTTCCTTCAGCTTTCCACCAAGTTCCAGCATCTTCTCAGTAGCCGGAATAACTTCGCCATCAAGCTTGTTGAGGTCTATATTAGGTATGAGATTCAAAGAAACAGCAAAGAATATAAATCCATTTCTCATGAACTCGCCCATCTTAGTAGCAAACTTACCGAGATCCTGCTTGCCGTCAAATATAGAATCTAAGATGCTTTCTTTTGGAAGTTTCTTAGACAACTTAATTAACGACTCAGTTGCGGGAATAAGCTGAGTATCAATCTTGACTACGTCAACAGTTGGCAACAAATTCAGCGCATCGACAAAGTCCTTAAACCCATTGTTCATGAAATTGGCCATTTGGGTCGCAAACACGCCAAGGTCTTGCTTACCAACGAACCAATTCTGGAATATACCGCCTTGCCTAGGTAAATCGTTGGCCAAGTCGATAAGGGCCTTTGTTGCTTTCTTTAAGAGCGCAACTCTAGCCACAAACACAACATCAATAGCATCTCCGAGAAGATTCACAGAAGAAAGAAAAGTTCTGAAGCCGCCATTAATGAAGGTTGCCATCTGCGTAGCGAACTCGCCAAGATCCTGATGGCCAAGAACCTTCTGCAGCCAACCACCCTGTTTAGGAAGCTCGTTCGCAATGTCAACTAAGCCTCTTACACACGTAATGACTTTGTTAACCGCTTTGCTATCAAACGTTTTATCTCCAGAGACGGCCTCGTTAATCGCTAATACAGCATCCGTTACGCCCTGAATGGCAGCACCAAAGTCCCTAAAGTTGCTCTTTCCGGCAATAAAACCAGTAAGCGCTTCCAGAACTTCAGCCGCACAGATAGCTAATATAGCTGTTGCCAGGTTCTTAGCATTCTCTGCAACAGAGCCATCAACATTCTTAAGAGCTTCTAGGAAGCCCATTATTTTGGTCCCGAAGCTATTCAATGCGTTTCCGATAGACTCCAACACGGTAGACGGATCAGTCTCGCCAAATATAAGTCCTTCGAGAAGTGCGTGGACCATCCGGCCAAGCAGACGAGCACCTTCAACTAGCATAGTTCCGCCACCGGCTTCTTCTATGTAGCCAAGAACGCCGATAAACGCCAGAACAATAGCAGCGATAGACGTAAACATAACGTCCAGAATTCCAACCGCTTTTAGACCGGAGACAAAGTCTATCTTAGACAAAGCTTCTATAGCCGGACCAATCTTAGCCAGTCCCCAGAATATAGCCGCGAGACCTACCGCAATAGGAAGAATCATGTCGGCTTTAGGAAGACTGGTCAACAGCCACAAACAAACTCCAATCGGAGCCAATAGTGCAACGAGTGCCAGAGCTACTTTACCGGCATCCTTAGGCTCCATGTCCCTAAGAGTCTGAATGGCTTTAGACAGGATCACAAATATAACAGCAAGCGATGCCGTAACGACAATCAATTTAGCCGTTGGAATCTTAGACAGAACGAACATCGCCGTCGCTAATATCTTTATGGCTTGACCCATTGCCTTGAAAGCTTCGCCGTCAACGTCCTTGGCCGCCCTAGACGCAAGAGCCATCGCAAGAACAAGCGCCGCAACGACAACCGTTCCCTTAGCCAGCTTGTTAGTCTTCATGCCGCCAAGGATTCGGACCGCACCAGCTAAAATAAGAACGGCTTTAGCTAAGTCTGAGAAACCGTCTGCGTTTGCCTCTCCAGCTATGTGCATAGCGCCGACCATAAGTAACACAAAATACGTTACAACCAGGCCGCCTTTAACTAGCGTGCTAACTTTCATCATGGAGAAGGCCTTCACTGCTGCCGCTAGAATAAGTACACCCGCAGCCAAGCCAGCAAACGCTTTACCAGCTCCTTCAGCGACAGGTCCTGTAATTTTAATGGCGGCTACCATACCGGCAATAGCTACTGCAACTGCAACTGTTCCAGCAACAAAACCAACAGGGTCTTTAGCCAAGTCAGCGAATGCTTTTACAGCTGCCGCTAATAGAACAACAGAAGCTCCTATTCCAGCAAACGCTATGCCAATCGCTTTAAGTCTGCTGTCATCAATCTTCTGATGCGTAAGCACTTCAATAGCGGTAAACATAGCCACAAACCCAACGCCTAAGATAATAGCATTTTGTTTGGCTTGTTCTGCCGGAATCTGAGCCATGACCCAAATTGCCGCCGCAATCAACGCAATAGCCGCACCTATCTTAAGGAAGCCATTGTACTTCTCCTTGATATCAACGGCTGCTTTACCGCCATTCTGTAAGAAAGTAGACAACGACTTGAAAGCATTAGAAGCATTCTTACCGACCTTGGACCATCTAAGCACAAACAACCCGATAGCGCCAATAAGCCCGGTCTTAGCTAGAGAACCGATGTCTACTTGCTGGAATACGTCAATAACGTTCTTGATAAAGTCTTCAACCTTCTGTCCAGCGTCAAGCGTAATGCCGCCAAAAGAGTCAAACGCTGTCTTAATCTTGTTGACGATCTCCTGAAGCTTTTCAGGCATCTCCAAATGAGTAAGCTTAGCTATGTTCTCGCCAAGCTTCTCAGTAAGGTCAATCCAGACGTTACCTAAACCGGTTTTAAGCTTATTCTTCAGTTCTTCCAGAGAATCCGCAAAGCCCTTCAGATTACCCGACAGCTCAGAAAGCGTAGGTATCTTACCATTTTGAAGACTTCTAAAGAAATTGTCGATAATCGTCGGAAGATCTGTAAAGACGCCTTTAAACTTAGACCAAATGTTGATTACTGTATCAAGAACTCCCTGTTCGGCCAGTTTGTTCTTGATTAACTGAATCAGTTTATCTATATCTTCAAGGCGATTACCAAGGAAAGTAAACGCCATCGTAACGAGCTTGCCGACGGTTCTTGCGATAGAGCCAAAGACTACCGAAAGCTCATGGAGCGCATCAAAGTTCTTGTTTCCTCCGTGAACGCCTTCAGACAAAGAGTCCCAGAAGCCAAGTATTGCGTCCTTAGCCTCGTCGTAAGCCGCCTTAAGAGCCTTAATTGTGTCCAGCTCTTTGAACTTAGCCCACATGTTGCTCGCCGCATCGACAGCAGTGTTGATAACGCCGGCAAGAGAGTTGAACGCTAAAAGCAGAACGCCAGCAACGACTTCTCTGATAGCAAACAGTCTGTCACGAATTCCAGCGATGCCGTTGTTTGCTTCGACAAAGTTCTTTACATCGGCAATGAAACCGGATACCTTGTCTTTAGCGTAAGCGAATCCCTTGCCGAGGCTGGTTACTAACTTAGAAATCTTAGAAACATTACCAGCGATGCCACCAAGGTTCTTATCGCCAGACTTGCCTAGACCTCCTAGAGCTTTGGTTACTCCTTCTACTGTTTCCTCGAAGGACCCGAACTTGATCAACCAGGTATTAAGGTTGTACATGTGTCGGCCAAGGTTACCTAGAATATCAAGGAGTAAGCCAAGAGCCGCAGAAACCGGGTGAACACCGCCGCTAAGCTTCTTAAACGACTCAACGCCCTTGTCAATGACCGCGACAACCAACTTAGCAGCCGAACTGACACCGAGAAAAATATAGGCAATGTTTTCGACGGCCCCTTTATGAACAAAGATCTCGTCAGTTGACTTCTTGATCTCTTCCCGATAGTTTTTCTGCTGTTCAGCCTGTTCTTCTGTGTTTTCAAGCAACTTTTCGCCAACTGCTTCGGCATCAGACATCACCGTCTCATACCGCTTAGTTGAGCCAAGTGTTTCGTTCACACCATTTTGAAGGTTTTCGAAAGCATAGCCGGCTTCAGTCAGCTTATCGATTCTTTCCTGACCGTCACCCCATTTGCCTGCAATAATCTCCTGCATTATCTGCTTGAATTTCTCAGCATCTTGAGTAACGTTCTGAACAGGCTTACTGACTGTCTCTACAGCCTCCTTTACGTCATCGACTTTCTCTTCTACTACCTTGAACGGACCAGCGAGCTGCTCTGCGAATAGCCGGAAGTCCTTAGTAAAGGTAAGAAGGGTATCGGCGGTAACCTTAGGGAATAGACCCGCGATGAGGTCTTTAACAGGACTCAGAAACTGTTTAGCCGCCGCATACAGGTTCTTAAAGCCCATGATAAGGTCATTTCTACCGCCCAGATCATGCCACTCTTCAAGAATACCTTTGATCCATTTTCCGCCGGCATCTTCATGGCCGATTAAAGGATCAAAGAATGCATTGATAGCGTCGTTAAGTACATTAGACACATCGGTCCAAAGTTTAGACGCCTCTTCGTAATCACCGAAAATATACTGCCAGATGTTCATCCACCCAGAGCCCATAGCTTCTTTGGTGGTTTCAATTAACTTTGAAAATGTTGTAACCTTGGTCGCTGCTTCGAACGCTGCTTTGCCCAAATCAGTGGTCTTGTCCGTGTATTTAGCCAAAGTCTTAGTCAGAACTTCGGTCGTCATCCACTCTTGCTTCAACGAATCTTCAAAGTTGGACGTCGCAGTAAAAGCTTCTTCAGTAGCTTTCTTACCAGTGTATGTCGAGGAGATCCACTTGTCTCCTTCCTTCCGAATAACGCCTAACTCGGCTGCTGTCTGAATCAACTGATTCTTGAAATCGACTGTAGCCATGTTAGCATTTTGAATCGATTTCCAGTCGATAAGCTTGACGCTGCCAGCACCTAAAGCCTGACCGAAATTGTACATTGCTCGAGCAGCGTCATTAGCATTAGCGCCTGACAAAGCAGCTACGTTAGCAACACCCTGGATGGCCGTAACTGCGGATTCCAAGTCAACACCGGCGTTAGTGAACTTACCGATGTTACTCGTCATGTCACTGAACGAGTATATGGTCTGGTCGGAATAACGGTTCAACTCAGCCAGCTTCTCGTTGACCAAATCCAGCGTAACCGGAAGGCCGTCTTTACCCTTAGCCGAGTTTAAAATATTCTTAACAGAATCCAAGTTCAGCTCGTACTCTTGCCAACCGTCTTTCGGAGCCTGCATGACAGCGTTTGCCATGTTCAGACCCATCTGCATCGCTGCGTCAGTAAGATTACGAATAACCTGCTGGCCCATGATACCGAACGCGGAGAATCTCTGGTTCAACTGATCAATACCGTCCGCAAGGCGAGACAGATCGACTTGTTTAACGCTTTTGGCAAGATTGTCCATGCCCTTACCGGCGTCTTCCATCTTCGTCTTTTCACGAAGGTCCGTTAGCGTTTTTAGAGTTTGACCGACCTTTGACTCGAAATCGGCATTGTCAAACTTCATCTCAACAATGCGCTGGTCTACTGTTTGTCCTTTAGCCATTAGTCGGTCACCTCCTTCCACAAAGCTTCTGCGAGTTCATCAAGTATCGGTTGAATAGCTGGTTTAATGTAATCTTTTCCTCTTACGTAGCCTCCGGTTCCTGTTCCATGACCGTATTGTATAAGTAAAGCAATAGGAACGCCGTCGTTAACATTAGAGTTGGTCCAAGTAATAGTCGCCGAACCCGGAGACTCCGTAACTGTGTAATCCCAGCTAGCGGCGGTCTTTCCGGTATCTACTGGCGTTGCTGCCGCTAGCGCATCTACTCCTCTTTTGCCGTAGCGATGAAGAATAGTCGTTAAATCCTGCTTCAAAAGCTTTCTTAGAAACGTATCCGTCTTCTTCAGATCGCCTTTAGTGGTGTACGAGATGATAGATGGCATGATTTTATCCTCTAGTACCTAATCTCGCCTTTCGCTGTGCGTTAATCGCTGCTCTTCTCTGATCCATGGCTCTCTTGTCTGCTTTGGACATCTTTGACGCCTTTCGAGTGCAAATCTTTATAAGCATCAAAAGACGATTGAGATGCCATTTTTCGCATTCAAACGGAATGCCGTATTGTAGCATCCAATAGTAAATAAGCTCCGAAGAAATTGGTTCGGAACGACTTCTGCCAGGCGGATCGTACACGACAGACGCCGTCATCGGGTCTTCCATGTAGTCCAAAATATCTTTCATGTTCTGTTCAGACAAAGCATAATAAGTTACGTCTGGTACATTGTTTATCGTCATGCAGCGAATGTAGTCAAGAAGCTCCTCTCCTGTCTTATTCTGGTTTTCGAGCCACATCTTATGGTGTTTTGCTTCCCATTTTGAAAGACTGATGAGTGAGTTCTCTATCACAAGAGACTGAGGCTTTACTTGTATGAACATCCCTTTAGCGTTGTCAAACAGTTCGGCCCCAGCGACGTAAATAGTCTTAGGCATCGTGGTTACCTAGGCGTGACTACCCCAGCGATCGGAGCCTTTCCAGGGAGAACCGTCTGAGCGGAACCTGAGGGCTGCGGAATCACAGCGTTGATGAAGTTTGCTGCCGCATCAGATGAGCCGATGAGTTCCATGATCAGATTGTTGTACGCAGGGCACATTTCGAACCGGTGCAGGATCTCAGGAGACTTGTCGAAATACTTACCGTCAAGAGACTTCACGCCGTAGCTCATCTGTACGATCTTCTCGAAGTACTGATAGAGCATGGGGATGTCCTGAGTTGCAATGATCTGCTGCAGGACCGCCTCGAGTCCGCCTTCAGTCGTAAAGTTCAGCCGGGTAAGCTCTGCTTCCGTCAGGTTGAAGTAAAAGTCTTCTTCTCTTTCGATGCCGTTGTAGTCGGTGTATTTAATAGACTTTTTAAGCATGTTTTAATTCTCCTTTTCTTAAAAAATAAAAGGCCCTGACGTTATGCCAGAGCCTTGTTGTGTCTCCTATGGGTTAGATCAAGCGGACCACTTTCCAGTCTGTTCGCTATAAGTGAGTCCGAGAGTCGTGAGAACAGTCTCCGGAGAAGGAAGCGTAGGCTCTGTGCTGTCTCCGCCGTAGAGAAGATTCTCGAGAGCTGTCATGTGAGTGGAGTCGAACTTGGTGGAATCGATAGTCAGGATCGCGGTGTTCTTATAACCGGGAACGGCAACAGGAACCGTGCTCAGTTCGAACGAGAACGTGCCTGCTTCAGGGCTGTCGTTAACCGTGCTGTAGCTCTTCTCGGAAGGAGAAGCGGTGCAGCCGTAAACCAGGTGCAGCTTGTAACCGTAGTCGTTGCCAACGGCGTCATTGCCGACGATCGTCCTGTAAGAAAGGCCGAATGTCTTCCTGGTCTGCTGTCCGATCGAGATGCCAGCTGCGGGCTGACCCTCACCGTTGCACTCTGCGAATTCATCAGGATATGTATAGCATTCGATCGTGGAGCCATACTCTTCCGCTGCTCTCAGATTCAGATATTTAATGTTGTCTGCCCATACAGGGTTAGCGTCTCCGCCGGAGGGAGATTCGCTGATAGAGCTTACGCCATTCCAAGCGTAACCGTTTGTATATGCGTTATTAGCGCCGAGCGTGTACAGAACCACATGGTCGACGCCTGTCTCATAGAAATGTTCGCCAAGAGCATCCCAAACGAGTTTAGCCATAGTAATACCTCCTAGGTATAGATAGTGAAATTGGAGTGATGAAGATTATCCTTTACGAACGGAGCACCTTCCCTACCGTAATCGAAGTAGTTAAGGAAGGTGTCAAACAGTTCGAATTCAGGATCTTTTGAAATTACTTGCACATCATACGGATACCAAACTATGTAGCGTCCGTTGTCGGCTCTTCGACTCTCAGCCGCAATGCGCTTGTAGATAATACAAGGGTAATTAATGTGGATGTTGGAAGGCGGGTCGTGGTAGACATTTCTGCTACCGAGAATATCGCAGAGCTTTTCATGGAGTGCTAGCCTGTTCCGTTGACGCATTGTACAGCCCTCCTATCTCCATGACGATTCTCGGTGGACGAAGAGTTACTGTTGTAACAGCCCACTCATGCCCCATCCACTTAACGCACCGAATATGCGTAAAGTTTGTAACAGCAAAAGGATCCGATATGATCTCCAACTGATTGTTAACACGTTTGTCGTCTATCAGATTGGACCCCTGGTTCCACCTGCTCTCAACGCGCTTCCAATCGCCCATGTAAGGTTTTACAATCGTGTATTCCTTCCAATCTCCAGGGGCCTGTGGGTCCTCTTGCTGTAGTACAAATGTTACATCGTCGTAGTATTTCATATCGGATCCTTTTTACTTACCATTTTGACGATCAGCCGTTATCGCTGCCGTTTCCGCCTGCAGACTGGGTCGCTTCCTTGGTCAGCCTGATCGCGCTGAAAGGTTTGGTCAGGCAGCCGGAGCACCTGGTCTCGATCAGATACTTCATCTGGTTGACGTCGATATCGAAATCGTCGAACAGAGCGACTGCGCCACCCTTATCGGCACCGAAGCTATAGTCAGCCGGGTTCACGATGATGCCAAGAAGCTCAACGCCGGTCTCCTGATCGAAGTCGGTGGTGTCTACATGGAAGCCTTCCATAACTTCAACAGTGACGATCTTGGAAACGCGAAGCCTTGTGCAAAGCTCCTGCTCAGTGTACATGTAGTGGCCGATGCCATCTTCGATCAGAAGCATAGCGGTCAGCATATCTTCTGTGGTGTACAGAGTCGGGTTGCCGGAACCCTTGTAGGTCTTCCTGGCTTTGATAGCAGAGTTGATGAAGTTCTTCGCCATCTCCTGCTCGTTCCTGCCGGGATTGACAGTAGCACGGATCGTGAACAGCGGAACATCGGTTGCGATAGGTCTGATGTGATCTTCAGAAATCTTGTCATCGTCAGAAGCGAGTCTGCCGTCACCAAGAAGACCTGCCCTTGCGATTTCCTCATCCAGCTGGCCTCTCATCTCGCTCTTGATCCAAGCGATGACGTCGAAGTCAACGATGTCGATCGTGTCGTCTCTGTCCATCTTCTGTTTCTTGTAAATGGTCTGAGGATCGGTCGTCCTCTTAAGCAGCGAGAAGACCTGCTCTTTCTTGGTGTTGCCTTTCAGGTAACCTCTAGCTCTTGCCTGATCGCCAGTCAAATCCGCGAACTGGGATTTGATCCTGGAGAAGGGAAGATGATGAGCGCCATTAAGGAATCCGGAAACCCAGCCGGTATCTCTCTTGATCCACTCGGGCGGAGTGTTGAGGGACTTGTACTCCGGGAAGAGCATGTCGGGATCGCGGAAACCATAAGTCTGGTTCGCTGTGGTCTGGGAAGGACCGGTCATGCCGTCCATCGGGATCGGAGTAGGAACGGAATGCTGAAGAGTGCCGTCCTCGATCATGGCTTCAATTGCCGCTTTGTAAGATCCAGCTTTCTTGGCTGCGGAGTGGATCAGATCCATGTCTACCGGAGCTGCGCCGGTGTAAATGCCATTGCTTGCAGCATCAAACACGTTGTGCTTCATATCGTTTCCTCCTTCGGAATCTTCTTCGTCTTCTTCGCCCTCGTCTTCAGCGCCAGCGCCTTCTGCGGCCATACCGACAAGTGCATACAGAGCCTGTTTCTGCTCTTCGTTCATAGTGTCGACGATCTCGCCGATTGTCTTTTCCTTCTTAGCTTCGTCCGCCATAGATTTCTCCTCTTCTTCGCCTTCACTGTCATCGGCGTGGTAGAGTTCAATCGGCTGGTCTGCATAGATCTCTGCCGAGAACATTCCGTCTTCGTCACCGTGAGTCAAGACGTCCTCGATATAGGCGCCAGGGTTCGCTCCAGCAAGCACAAGGCTTACTTCACGGATGATGCCGTGCATGACATTGGCTCCCTGCTGCCTAAGCTGGTTTGCATAAATAGACAGGGACACTACGTCGCCGTGTTTGACGCATTCTCTACCGTCACGGCCTCCCTGCGTGTCATTGAAAGCACAATGAGCAATGACGCCTCCAGGATTGTTCTCCAGATCGGCAAAGCCAATTACGTTAGCGATGTCGTTATGCTGGTGATTCCAAACAAGAGGTACTCTCTTGCCGTCACAGTCCTTAAAAGCGTCATGCCTGATGATTCTTCCATCTGAGCACTGCAGGTCGTTACGTGTGGCCCAGCCAACAAAATCGTATTTTCCTGCCATTTTGAAGTTCTCCTCTATTCAATTGTTAAGCCGGATCTTTAAGGTGCGCATCTACAAGCGACTTGCCGTTTGATCCGATTTGCGGTGCTCCCTCTACGCCATGAGCAGCCATCTCGTCAGGCGATTGATTAAGGTTAGCGTTGATAAGCTGATCTGCTTTAGGATCGTCTGAAGGTTTCCAGCCCATAAGCGTCCTAATCTCATTGGACGAAGCGATCTCGTTCCTCGTAAATTTGTCAGCAAGCTCAGCAAGATCCTTAACAGGAATGAGCTTGAATGCATCGCGATAGAAACGAATAGCCTGTCCCTGAGAACGCCCGGTTGAAGTAAGGAACTTACGCTGCATCTCAAGAGCGATAGCGGACAGAACAGGCTCGATGATGTTATTGTAGTAATTAATCATCGTCTGCTCGTCGGCCGTACCATTAAGGATCGTGTCAGTAATGCCCAACTGTGCGAAGAGCATGTCCTGGAGTTCCTTAACTTCAGTCCAGATATTGTTTTCAATTGAACGGTTAAGCTGGGTAATCTTCTCGGTACCGTCTGTGTATGCGATACCGTATTTAGAACCGGCTAGCTGCATTTCGATGTCCTTTCGGCGCATCTCTGCTTGCTGCTGCCTGGCCTTAGACTTGATTACATAAGGGAGCTGAATGATTAAGTCTAACTTTCCGGATGAAGACTGTTCATCGACATAGTCCAGAAGGTTTAGTTTTCTGATAAGTCGCTGCAGGGTTGAGTTCGGCTCATTCATAACCGAATAGAAAGGATTCTCGACAATAGCGCACATCTGCTTATGGAGAATAATATCTCTCTGCTGACCTGTGTCTTCGTCATAAACCCTGACGCGAATATGGTGCGGAAACCACTCAAGAATCTTACCGGTTCTTAGAGTTAAAATATCGTAAGAAGAGGTAATATTCGGATCGACGGTTGTAACAACTGGCACTAGAGCCACAACGCCCTCATCGAACATAGAATGAACTGCGTCTTGTATAAACGATCTGCCAGTTTGATCCAGATTAGCGGATAACGTCAAACATGAATTGAGCCCGGTTTTCATGACGTCTTTGTATCTGCCATTCTCGTCGAGTCTTACATGCTCTATGTTTACCGCTGCTGCATCTACGGCAATTCGGTTAAATACTGTTGTTACAATGGAGCGTTCGTTTCCGCTTCTAACACGATAGCGGTCAGGACGGTAAGAATATGCCTGACCGTAATCCCTGTAAGTGGGATCTCGTGGATTCCTAAAGGCGTTCCAGGCGTGCTGGACGCGTTCAAATATAGTTGGCATGGGCTTACCTACTTTCTCTTCTCTACTGCGGAGTTATCTATAAGCAAAATTGGGTCTTCAGTAAGCCCATAGTTTCTAACGTCTAAAAGCGCCGAATAGCCAAGAGATTTCATATGCTCAAAATATCCTTCGGCAAGATAACCGCCTTGATTAATATTTTCTTTCCAGTAATAGTACGGATCCTCTATTGCTTCTCGATCTTTTGTATACAAATACAACTGTTTGACCTGCTCCTCATATGATGGGCGCTTAATGTTCTTTGTAGCAGTGACTGTATGTTCATTACCGCCCACGTATTCCGAATAGAAGTCTCGATCAGTTTTGTTTGTATAAAGGTACATCGGATAATTAGGATCGTATTCTCCGTATCGCCCAAATGTCGAACCTTTTGGATACTCAACGTACGAACCGTGGTCTATTGCAGGAGAATGTATAGTTAGGCCAGAGTTGTTTCGATCTTTTCTGATGCCCCACTTCATGCCCTTAATGCCAAAATGATACAATTCATCGCGAGGAGGCATCCACCTGTTGTAATACATGATCACCCTCCAGCATACGAAGCGGCATACATGGCTCTGGAGTTAGCGCGGACCTGTCTGATGAACTCTTCGCCACGAGCCACATTAGCTTCGTTCATATAGATCCCGGCCTTCTTATAGCTCTTCTTCATCTGCTCATACCAACGTGCACCTTTACTAGCGACTTTGTTAGCTTTGAACTGGTATTTTGAAGCTTTTCGGAATGCTTTATCAGCCGACCGTTTAGAAGCTAAAAAAGTGTTGGCTTTACGCTCTGCTTTGTCGAACATGCGGTCTGCCTTGGCCTGTTTCTTTTCGTAGCGAGTGTTGAGTTTGTTGAGCTTCTTGGTGGCCTTAGCGTCTATTTTAGCCCTTGCTTGATTCGCTTTGTATCCGTAAGAAACTCCTTTTTTGTCAAAAGCCAGCGAGGATCCGTCCGGTTTTTTCATAATTATTCCCGTACCATTCTTAAGGGCTTTTGTGTTTTGAGCCTCGTACTTCTTAACTTTCCGTACACCCCACTTCATGCCGAGTACGCCGTAATGGTATAACTCATCCGGCGCCATCCATCTGTAGTAACTCATTCGAATGCGTCCTTATTCAACTTGTATGCTATGAACGCATCCATCATAGCGGACACGTTGTCTATCTTCTGTTCCCTGTGCATCTTCAGGAGTTTGCGGTTGCCGTTAGTGTCCTCGACAGTTACACAGTTGCCCATTGCAAACTCCATTAAAGATTCGTCAAACAACAAGAGCCGCTCCCCAGCAAGCTTCTTGAGCTCACCCAAAGGAACGGACTCTGTTCTTGAACCCTGTATTACTTTAACTATTCCAAACGGACCGTTCTCAAGTTCCCAACGGTTAACAAACTCCTTAGCGTTGTAAGGATCGTAGCCGAAACAGCGGACGTCGTACTGGTTGTCTTCGATGAACTTGTCCAGATCGTCGTAAACTTCCATCAGATCCAGAACGGCTCCATCGAGGACAACAAGAGAATCTTCTTTTAGAAACTCGTCGTATTTAATCCGCATAGCAAGGGGCAGGTTGTGGTAAGTCAGATCCGAAATATAGCTTCGAGTCTTGATGCCGAACTTGCCATTGTTAAGCGGAAACATGAACGTAAACGCACAGAAGTCATCACCCTGCGAAAGGTCGGCTCCCATAGCACACGGCATCTGCCAATAGCTGCGTTTACGCTTGTGTCGTTTGGTTTCGTCGTATGTGAAGAAGTACGTAAAGCCTTCCATAGGAAGACCGAACCTCTTCGCTAAAATATCGTTACGAGCGGCTGGAGCATTCTCAGCTCTTTCCATCTCGGTCTGATAAGTTTCATAAGAAACCGTCACTCCAAGATTGGGATTTGCCTTAGGCCACATCTCAGGGTCCGATACTTCCGTAACGTCGTCTAGCTTGTACCACCAAATGGACACATGGTCATTGACATACTCGCCCTTAAGGATCTTCATGAGTTCCATTTTGATGGTATCTCCGCAGCCGTTACGGACGGTACCCTCGGATGACGTTGCAATGATTAACCAGTCGTCGATCTTAGCTGCGCCCTGCTCAATCGCGCCTATAGGATCTTCACGTATGTCACCCGACAGCCACTCGTCAACAGTTGCCATCTTCGGTCTCATTCCCTGAAGCTTCGCGATAGACATCGGTCTGATCTCAAGGAGTGAGCCGGTAATAAAATTCTCAATTCCTTTCTTAGTTGAGGCCAGCTTCACACGGTTAGCTTTGGAGCCGGTTGTGTTCTGAAGTGATCCATCCGTTAAGAAAGCAAAGAAAGGACCACGCGACCTCGTTATAGCAGTTCGAAGAGGAGACAAAATCTCATCAGCCTGCTTCATAGTCGGCGCGGTCGTAAGCTGGTACGTTGTAGAAGTGTCAACAGTCAAAGCATATGCTTGATGGCAAGAGCCGTACAGCGACTTAGACGCTCCTCGTCCTACAATGAGAAACTGTTTATTGCGTAAGCGACGCTTGACTCTCTTTTTAACGTAGCGTCCTTTGGTTCCATGAACTCCTGGCCGCCACACTTTTTTTTCGACAAAGTAATACCAGCCCCATACGTCTTCTCCCCACAGCTTGAACGTGTCAAGCAGATGGAGGTCTGAACCATCAGTCAGAGTGAGCTCTTCCTCACAGAAAGCAATCCAACCCTCTACGGCCTTGTCGTCATAGTAGTAGTCAGGATTAGCAATCAGTCCGTCAATGAGGTTCATCTGCATCTCGATCTCTCGGTTAACAGGAATCTCGCCTCTTAAGACTCTATCTCTGAACTGGCCATAGTACTTTGGTGTTGCTGTGTTTGATAAGCTCATGGTTTAACCTACGTAGTTAGTAAGCCGCTGAGAGTAATACTTCTTGTTGCTCTCTAGAAATTTGCGCCCCTTAAGCTTACGTTTCTCCTTCTCTTCTGGTGTGCTGCTAGAACGTTCTCCGTCTGGATTGATGTATGCCGCTTTCTCTCTAAGAGTCTTTGGCGACTTCTTCATTTCCGCCGGATTAGAGTTATCGTATGCGGCGTTCTTGGCTACATTGCTTTCAGTTCTATAGGTACCATCCATCGGCTTGTTCTTGGCTGCGTTCTGATCCGTAAAGTCCTCGTTCTCGCCGTTCTTAGAATATGTCTGTTTTGTGTAAGCATTCTTAAGGGCCTTGTTATACTCGTCCTGAGTAAAGTGGTACTTCTTCTGGAGTTCGTTAAGCTCTGTAAGATTAGTCACGGTGTTGAGAACATCGTTCTTCTCGTTTTCCTTAGCCTTCTTATCGTCTTCGTCCTTCTTCTTGTTGAGAGTGTCAGACAGCTTGTCGGTCTTTTCCTTAAAGTTGGCTACTGTGTTTGCATAACCGGCCAACTTATCAACAACCTTCATGCCCTTATCGATCTTGTCGAACATAGTCTCTTTGTTCGCGTCGACCATGTCTGACATTCGCTTCTCATTTTGAAGTCTCAGAAAAGCCTTCGAGTATTCCTCATTGGTTAAATCGCCTTTGAACTTAGCCAGGTCTTCGATCGACCCGGATTCGATTGCTTTCTTCTTAGCTGCCTGATAGTCAGCATTAGCTTTGCGAGTCGCCTGAGCTTTCTTGACTTGAACTACTTTCTTACGGGCTGCTCGGTGTTGTTTAATACCGTCAACGGCTCCTGTTACCCGCTGCTTAACTTTAGTAGCAATACCGACTTCCTTACCGCCAGGAGGACGATCGCCTTTTTGGTAAGGTTGGAATCTGCGGACCCCCCACTTCATGCCTAGAATGCCGTGGTGGTACAATTCGTCGGAATGCCTAACAAAACCGTATTTCAGTCTTTCTATGTTTCTTTTAATTTCGTCAGATCTGGTAAGTTCAGGCCAATCAGAAAGCAGAGGTCGACCTTCTGAATCGTATTTGCCTTCCATTCTCTTTTTATCTGCTTTGTTGAGTGGTTGATTTTCGTAAGCTAATGCTTCTTTAAGTTCTTTCTCGTATCGCTTAACACTATACGGACTGGTTTGCAAATACTCTGCTTGCTTCCTAGTTTTTCTTTCTTCGTCCGCAGTAGAAATCTTCAAGAACGAATTTGGCTCTAAATCTCCGTATTTTGCGATTAATGCTTTATAGCGCTTCTCGTTACGATCGGCTTCGCTTTTAGATATGTCAGCCAATGTCACGTCTTCGTCGATGGAATCGAACAGAGATTCTCTAGCTTTTCGCTGCGCCTCGGTATCCTTTGGCATCGAAAAGTATTCGTTCAGCTTTTTTTCCCACTCAGTACGACTGTCTATCTCTTGTTTTCTGCTCTTACTAGCGACACGCCTATAAGAGCCTTCAAGTTCTGCTACTCCTTCTCCAGTTACCTGACCGGCTTTTGCATAATACTTTCCTGCTTTCAACAGGTTCCCGCGATCGTATGCCTCATCTCCTTTAGCATTAAAACGATCTCGTTTTCTACGGCCAGCGGCAGTCAAATTTCCCCACTTATCTCGGTACCGTCTAACGCCCCACTTCATACCTTTGACGCCGTGATGCATGAGCTGATCTGAGAGCTCATAAGACGTTACGGGAGATTCAAAAAGTAGATACTCGTTCATTCCTCTACCTCCCATCCTGGATCGACGGCATAACTGATTCTGGATGTGAGTTCAGTAATTTCGTCTTTCATTTGATTAACAATAAAAGAATTAGCAGGCGGATCGAACTTAAGCTTGACCACCTGCTGTACATAGTCTGGAACAACCGCTAAAAGAAGAGGATTGTCCGTAAAGTCTGACCATTCGGAAGAAGTGTCTTCAACCACGAATGGTGACTTGGAACAACCCAGCTGGAACAGCGTAAAGAAAGCGCTGTTAATCTGTGCGCATAGTTGACCATCGAACACTGTGGTCTCTTGCGGAACCAGGCAGTAGTCTTTGATGGTTTCGAGTATGCTGCTTCTCATTAGGTGCTCCTCCATGGACACGTGTCAAATGGTGTCCGTTCAGTAACTACAGGAGTTTTGACGCCTCTGTAGCCGTAGTGAATGATGTCGTGCGTTCTTTTGGAAACCGTGATCAAGTACTCGGGGTTTAGAATATCGTCTGAGCGCTCTAGCACGTCTTCCTTAGTGATCGGATTCATGTGATGAACGAGTAAGACCACTCTGTGACCGTGAGGAAATATCTCGTGCTCCGGATGAGCCAGATCACAGGCTTTGTCCCTAAGGATTACCTGTCTACGTATCTTCTCCCACTCAGGAGTCTTGTAGAAAACCTGATTCAAATAGCGGTCATAGCCAAAAGTCTCTCGACCAACCGCGCCGTGTAAGCGTAAATAATTGATACGGTCCTCAAAGTCCGGAATCTGAATGAGCTCAGAATATGTTTTAATAGAACTCATCGTCATCTTCCTCGTTAGTGGCTCCAGAGTACTTCTTAAACGCCTTGATAGCGTCGGAGAACATCTGGTCTGTCCTTTGCTGCTGTCTGATAGCCTCTGTCTTAGCCTTGACCAGGTCTCGTTCGAGCTGAACCTTCTCTGTTTCGGCCCTGGACTTAGCTGTAGCCATACGAAGGAACTGAATATACTCTTGAGCGGTCGCAGTTCCATTCAACATGCGTTCTTCAACGCGATCTAGAGCCAGATTGATGAGGTAGTTCTCCCTCTCCTCGGCTGTCTGCGCAGTACGCCTGGGTCTTCTAATGGGTTTAACCTCAGTTGTCGTGCGTGCCATTGTAGTTTTCCTTTCTTTGTAATGCCTCTTGGTAAGTTGTGGCAGACTTTTTAGGGGTATAAGGAGGCACAGGCGCAGGAAAGGAGAATGCGTTTGTTAAGGAATAACAAGGTCGCATAGAAAAAACTGCGGAATCTTCTGCCACAACTTACCACGGGGTATTACGGACTCCTCGAAAATATAACCTCCGGGGAAAATCTAAAG